AATAATATCCATCTTCATCCACACCTACAACAGCGATAGCTGTGTAGTCAGGATCCTTTCCTCCAGATCCTCCAACCTCTGTCCAAGCAACGTCCATTGCTGCCATTACATTAAGACGCTTGCCTTTGAAGCGCACCCCCATAGGACTTATTGTCAAGTATTTAGGATCGTAATACTGAAATACAGAACGATCAAGCAGATTAGTAGATTCATCATTAGGGTCGTTGTAGTATTGTGCATAAAACTGCGCCATCTCATTCCTTGATCGGTAATCAGCTTTGATCCTTTCAAGTTCTTGAATATCAAAGCCATACCATTCTTTATTAGTTTCGGAATAAGTTTTAGGCCACAAAAAGTTTCCTGTGCCGTCCCCATGATCTTCTACAACCTCTTCCATGATGTCCCACAAAGGAACCTCATCAATGAAATCCTTGGCAACCTCATCCCATACTCGGTAGGTCGCTTCCTTCATGTCTTGGTAAGCATCTCTTGGGTGATACCGAGTTCCTACAGCTTTAATAACACCTCCGGGGCTAAGGATAGACGTACATTGAGATAGAGCTCTTTGCACTTCTTTCCTACCCGTCTCTGTGTATGCGTTGTTTGGGACAACAACATCGTCGAATACCAAGGCATCGCAATGCAGTCCAGTAAAGTTCGACTTAACAGTCTTTACGATAATGGTGTGGTCACGAATGCCTCGTCTCTTCCGTTCAGGGTGGTCTACATTGAAGCTGTATGCTGACCAATGCTCCCTGTCTCCTTCTTTCTCTTTAATCATCTCCGGCCAATACCGTCGATACACAGGGCTGGTAAGCATATTCTTTATTGCATAGATCTGATCCTTTGCAAGATCTTCCCCAGCTGAAAGGTACACAATTGTTGTCCAAGGCTTTCTTGTTATCTCCCATGCTACCCAAGTGGCGATACAATGAGATTTCAAGTGACCCCTTGGCAGCAGCAGCAACTGTCGTTTGGCAGCGTTTGGATCCGACAGCCATCTAAAGACCTTTTCATGAATGTCTCCATAAGCGTAGTTATGGTTGACAAGACAAGCAAAGGTAAACAAATCGTTTTCTGCTGCCTCGCGAATCTGCTCCTTTGTTTGCTTTGTCGCCATAATTAACCTCGGAGTTTAATCACATTCAATCGTTTAAGATCTTCTTCTATGTCTTGCCGCTCATCTGCTTGCTTTGCAGCTTCTCGGATAATGTCTTCTTTCTTAGGCCGTCCTCTAGTACCCGACTGCTTGTTCATGTCTAGGAGTTTCTTAGCAGCATTCACATCGCCTTCTCTCGCCTTCTCAAGAAGAACCATCTTCCCGATGCTGGCATCTCTTTCAGACATGTCTTCAAGCCATGCGGCATATCCCCGAAAAGTTTTACAACCCGGCCATCCATGCATAAACCATTTTATGGTCTTCAGTTTATCAAGATGCGCCTTAGAGCCAAAGGCTTTCATTGCAAAGTCGTATTCATCTGCGGACTCTATGAATACACTGTAGAGGCTTTTATACTTATCTGAAGACGGCCTTTCAGACAGACAGTATACAGGAGCAATGCCTTTGTCTTTGTGCCTCTTTGCGATCCTCTCCACAAACAAACTGTCTATTCTGAATTGATTATTGTCTTCTAGATACATCAAGCTTAATCCTCTTCCAGTTCAAAGTAAACTAACACATGGCTTGAATTAGACTTCCACTCTCCAATAAAAGATTTCGTAGGCTCTACTCCGCCATATGTGCTATAAATAGCAGAGTTAGTGTTAGTACTGCTATCTATAAACTCGGCAGATGCTGTACTTAATTCTTCGTAGATAGGATACTTAGGAATTCCTTTTCCTGACAGATAAAGATTCCTAACTCCTGCTGTCCTAGTAGACTGCATAGACTTTTCAAATCGCTCTATATCTTGATTATCAGAAAATGTTGACAAGTCTACCATATAATCTCCTTAGACAGTAATAGTAATCTGAACTTGAATAGTCAGAGAATCGTTAAAAGTCTTAGTAATAGGTGGAGTGAACTTTACATACACTGCGCAGTAAGCGTTATTTTCGCTTAATACTGGAGATGTTGATGCAAGATCTTCACCAGATGAATCGATAGAATAAAACCCAAGATATGCAAGATCAGTTGTGTTAAAAGATGCTGGAGAAAATGTTTCTAGCTCTGTTGTAAAAGTTACTGTTCCAGATCCGTCATGAGTCATAGTCCAACCGTTTCCGAAGTTCCCAGAGTCGAATATATTAGTAGTTCCATTGCTTGCAAGAACTGCGATCTCGCCTACATAAAAAAAAGAAGCGTATCTGGTTACATTTTGATTATCTACAGTAGCATATCTCCAAAAATAGGGTTGAGCCCAAATCTCATAAGAATACTCTGTAGTATCTTCAGCAGTAACTGTTCCTGTACCGATAAGTGTAGAAGTGTTTGGAACAACCCATTCAATCGTATAGGTTACAACAAGCTGCTCATCAGAAAGAACTGTAACTGTTGTGGGATTGCCTAACTCATCTTTGATAAGTTGACCAGCAATAAAAGTCCCACCAGAGCTTGCACTATAAACACCTACTTCTGAAAAAGTTCCTACCTTGCTACCTAAGGGGAAAGCAAACTCTCTGGTAGCTGTAATAGTAGAAGTTCCGTCTAAGTTGTCTGTTTCTATAGAGGGGTCTCTGATTATATATACTCCAGAACTTCTTGAACCAACTTCTGCACCTAAAGAAGTTGAGCTTCTTGTGATCTCGGAAACACCAGTTCCTACGTTGCAGTATAGTTGATTAAAAATATAAGAGATGTTGTTTCCAACTGGAAACAAAGAATACACAGCCCCATTGTAAGTAACAGCATTACTTACATCTTCGATGCATTTACCTTCTACAGGATTTCCAAACTTATCTAAAACCTTGATTGAGTAGTAACCTTTACTCTTAATCTCAATGTTAGTCATATTTTAACCTAATGTAAAACTTGTAATAGTCCCAGAAGATACAAGCATAGTTACAGGATCTTCTTCAGCGTTAATATCAATTCGAGCTTCTTTAAGAACAAATGAAGGTATTGTTCCTGAAGTTACAGACATTGTGCTTGTATCTACTATTTCTTCTGAAGTTACAAGAATATCTTTCAACGTAAAGCTCGAAATAGTGCCAGATGTAGGAGACATAGTAACAGTATCTACTTCTGCATCTAGATACAGTTGAGCAGAACGCAGTTCAAAGTTGGTAATAGCCCCAGAAGATACAGACATCTCAGCTGTTTCAGATGCTGTAGCAGGAATACCAGCAATCTTCAACCTGAATTCTGTTACTGATCCAGAGGTTGGCAACATAGTAACAGTATCTTCAAGTCTTCCATCAGTTCCTATAGCTACTGCATCTACAGCATATCTAGCTGTAAAAGAACCTACCTCAAGCTCTCCAGAAGACTCGTAACAGTAAACTACTGTTAGTCCTCCATAAAGATTCTTAGAGACTTTTAAGAGATCTACTACATCTGACGGTGCTGATGGTAGAGCGTATTCTACTCCATACCTATCATTCTGCCTGCGGTACACAATCTGATTTGTAGAACTACTGACATAAAACAGAAATCTTTCTGAATCGGCAGGACCACCAGTACGTCTATATGTATCTGTTACGATGTGAGGCGCAAACCCTTCTCCAAAATCTGTTATTGTGGTTTGTCGCATCACAGGATCATACCAGATCAAGAAGATATGAGAGTTAGATTCAAAAGCAATAAGGCGTCTTCCATTCTGGTCAAACTCCAACGATACATTGTCTACTACATCTGTATGAGTATAGGATAACTTTGGAGAGGATTTAGAGTACTTGTAATAGTATACAGTTTCCCCATTTACAGTCTGCTCTGTTCTTTCCAGATCCTCTATAAGGTTATACAAGTTTATAACATTTGTATTGTTACCTGAGGAATCTTTTTCTATCTCTGCCTTCCAGATGTACAGGTCTTTTGTATAAGTTTGTCCTTCTTGAGGAGGGCCGTCTATATAAGCAATATCATTTCTTATATGCCAGTAATTAGGATAGCCTCGGACTTCTTGCATATTTTTTGAATATGCCCACGACCACTTGATAGGAGGGGCGTCTACAAAGGCCGAGACTAATTGCTTAGCCGTGCCCATATTAATACCCCACTGCCCATACACTTATCTTTTGATTTACGCCAAGGCCCCTAGACAAGAAAGATACTTTAACGTTCTCCCTTGTAATACTGCTTACATACCCACCAAGAGGTTTACGAGAATCACTGTTCTGTGTATTGGGGCAGTCAGTTACGTTTACAGACAGAACTGCATTAGGGAAAGGTTTGGCAAAAGTAAATGTTGCAGATCCGGTACCAGAACCTATATATTTAGTCACCCATTGAAGCGTCAGCCCTCCGGGGAAATCCTGATACCCTGTTTCTTCAAGAAGATTGCTAAACCCTGTACCAAAGTTTATTGCATCCAAACCTTCTTGGATGTCGTCCATCCGTGCATCAACATTAGCCCATTCATTTTGAATATCAGTGAATTGAGACTGAATGTTTGAAAACTCTGTCTGTATGTCTGAGAACTGAGAAAGAATATTTGTAAAGGTAACAGATATGGAATTAAACTGATTTGTAATAGCATCGAATTGCGTTGAGATGTCTGCAAAACCTGTGTTGATCTGGTTTACAGCATCTGCTGTGTTGCTATTCAGCGTATCAAAAGATGCTTGCAGATTGTCTACTTCTGTATTTACAAAGTTCCTTAAGCTGTCAAAGTTAACTACAAAAGTAGGATCTGCTGACAGGATTTCGTTGAACAGTTCTTCAAGACGAGCGTCAAATTCTCCTGCCAGAAGTTGAAGATCTTCTCCAGCAACACCCCCGAAAGCTTTAATCATATCCCATTCGTTATCATCTACTTTGACTAAAGCTACGCCGAAATCTGAAGAGGAGATTTCGTAGTTATCAAACGGGGCGTTTACTGTTACGCCAAGAGCGGGAGTGATCTTGGTTGTGCCATCTCCGATTTGTCGGATAAGGATAATAGTACCTTGTTCAAACGGAACAGAGGCATGAGACGGCACGATAACCTCGTTTTCGGCGGAGTTGTCCATACGGACAAAATCCCCTGCGTCATCAATGGTCAGAGTATAACTGACACCCGTCTGGTTGTTTACGTCCAACTTATACCCAGCAGCAGCAACTGCAAGATCAGCAGAAGCCGCAGCATCTGCCGCATATTGAGCTGCTTCATCGCGATACTGCTCTGCAAGATTAGAAGCAAGAATAGCTAGCTCTACATATTGCTGCGCATCATACCTTGCTCCAAAGATGTCAACGATGTCTCCATCTGAAAGAGGAGTTACGAACTCAATTTTGTTATTAGCTGTTTCTAGATATTCTTCATCTGCCCTTTGGTACTCCCCGTTTTTAAACACCATCAGAGAGTTGGTGCCCGGTGTGTACACAACAGCTTCAAGCTCGATTTCGGTCTGCCCGTCTGTGGCAGTGATACGATCCTCCATCTTGATCAGAGATACAATCTCTTCTGAGCTTGCAGAAATCAGGTCTCGTACCTGCTTAAGGTTTACAGCTTGGAAGTTACTTGTAGCTGCCTTGAGGTTTGAGATCTGGTTCATTCCCATATCCAGATCTGCTTCCATGGCATTGTTATCTCCACCTTCTCGGTTAAGAGCTTTCTCAAAAGCTTCTGCGAGGGTGGCATTGTTTTCGTTAAAAGCAATAGCAGTTAAATATCCAGATTGAATCTCTCGAAGATTTACAGGAATGCTCATGTGTTATTAACCCTTATTTGCAAATAAGTTTATACCTGATGGCCAGTCAGATATATTAATTATTATTCTTTTCTTACTTTGAGTCGTTTCTCTTAACTTTGATCTCTTTCGAGATTTCTTTAACTCCTTTATTTATATATACGTATAAGTTTCAAAAAAGTTTCAAATTTTTTAAAAATTTTTTAATTTTTTAAAAAATTTATTCCCCCAGCTTCAATAATGGTGGGGTTCATTGGGGTACAAAGTTATGCAGGACTTTATATGGGGGAGCCCATCTGGAATTTTTTGCAGCAATTTTTTTGGGATTGA